TCCTGCTTGACGTTTTTGTCGGTCAGCTTCTTTCTCACCCACACGTTCTTTCCATGCATCGAGCACAGAATGATCCTTCATCTTCTTCAGCACTGTGGTGATAGATGGGTAATCACCTTCTTCAGTGTGGTACCATCTATCACCATCAGCACTTGTAGTCGCAGGAATGTCGTCTAGTTTAACGAGCGCGTGTTTGAATTTATGTTCTGGATGAGGCTTCGTAGCGTTCCAAGTTGTATCGTGCAATAATATATTCCTTAACGAGACCAGACCGAACAATATCTTCTACTTGGAATTCTATCAGTTCCATTGATCTCATTGTGTTAATAATTTTCATGAACTTAAGGATACCGGATTCATGAATCTTGAGATCTGTTTGGTTGAAATCACCAGCGAAGATAATCCGACAATTATCTCCCACACGTGTAATGATCGTATGTAGTTCATTATCTGTCATATTCTGGCATTCGTCAACAATTACAATAGTGTCACGAAGTGTTGTACCACGAATAAATGAGGTGGAAATGAAATCGACAGCTTTACGATTCTTTAAACATTCATACGCGTCGCCGCGCCCAAACAACTCATTACAGATTTGTTGGTAAGGCTGCTCGTACACGCGTTGCTTTTCTTTTTGATTTCCTGGAAGGAACCCCATGTCACGAGAAGATACAGTGCTTCTGATAATAGTGACAGATTGGTAGGTGTGTTGATTTAATACTTGGTTAAGCGCAAGATACATTGACAGAAATGTCTTGCCTGTTCCTGCAACACCATGAAGGAACATGTTTTGTCCTGTATTAAAGGAATTAAATACTCGCTGTTGGGTGTCGGTGATAGCTGCGATTGGTTTTAGTGTTAACCCTGTGTTTGCCTTAATGATGGAAGGCTGTTTAGCTGCTTTGGCTGTTTTCTTTCTTTGCTTTCTGTTTAATGGAAGAATTACTCCATCATTAAAAAACTGATCTTCAAAATCGAGAGATAGTGCAGCAGAAGAATTGTATGACATTTACCTACCATTTGTTTGAGGTTGCTATGTCACAAGGGTTATTTGAGCATCACCAAGTGTTCACCGTACTCCCCCTGTGCTTGGACTTAATCTCCTTGAGGACGTCACGGAAACCAGCGTCGGGCTTATTGCGGCCAGCAGCAACGCCAGCAACAATATTGATGCTAGTAATAAGCTGAATAATGTGGGGAGATTTTGCAAGGTACTCCTCGCGTTCGGAGTTGGACATAAACTCTGTCCACTCATCACCTGTCTCAGTATTTCGGAACGCGTACGTTGGCATTGTAAAAAAGTACCTCCTGTTGTTATTTAGTCTGTTGCCTTAACGATGTGGCCATTTTGCATCGAGATAATTTTGTCCCTTAGCAACTCTTCTACAACCTCAGTTGCACCGTGTTCTACTCCGTCTTGCCAAGCTTCTTCTGCTCCCTTGGCAAATCCCCACTTCCAAGAAAAATGAGCAATGACCACAGCAAATATAACCAACACAATGATTTGGAGAATGATTGGATCCATTTATTGAACGCCCCCTTTAAAGCTGACATGTTAGATTATACCCATCAATATTAAATAACCTCTTCTCAACCGCATCAAATCTCATACCAAATACGTTCTTATGTATGGCAAGTACTTGATGGAATTGTAAGGTTTTGTTAGGAAAGCAGAAGATAAACTCAACTGATGGGGCGGCATCTACAATAAATTGTAGATAGTTTATTCGATTAAGACTATCGACAAATGATGCTCGTGTTTCGGGCCCATATGCATTGGTACCGTCATAGACATTACTTGTCATTTGGTTTGGATTAGCAATGAAGAAGTCGAACCCAAGACAATACAGCCGTGTGTATCCTCTCTTGATTGCTTCCAACATCGCATTCATCCCTGCATTTGATCGAGGTCTATGTGGGTTGCATTGAGCGGGTTCAAATTGTTCGTCATATGGTGGAATGATAAAACGATCTGGAGGGAAAGGCGAGTGTTTGATTTCTTTGATGATCTCATCATCTATTGCGACCAGAAAACTAGGATAGAAGTCGCGGTACAAAGCATTGCAGCCAAACGTAGTCTGGCTGCTTAGCTTGTTTAGGTCAAATTCCTGACGTGTTGTTCCATTACCAATTATGAATGCCACTCTGCGTGGATCAATCATATGTTCTGGAGAACTCGCCATCGTATGTAGAGATGTGCTCAAATGAGCTATCTGCATCATCAAACTTCTTTTTTCTCTGCTGTTGACGCTTGTTAAACTTGGTGCTGTTGCTATCGCGTACAGCCGCCTCATTATACTCATCGTCGAAAAATCTACGAGACCTTTTGAAGGTTTTAGACATTTGGAACCGTTACCACTCCTTGGCAAGATTAGGAAAAGCTTGTGCAACCACGTCCTTCGTGACTGTCTTGTAAGGCATAATCCTATCTTTAATAGATGCGATCAACAGGGCATCGTCTGGGTCTAATGATTCAAGGAACTGGACAAAAAGTGTCTCACGACGAATTGGCTTGACATCTTTATATTCAACGCTGTTGATAAAAATCTTCAGGCGGCGGATTTCTGCAAACAGAACATTCTGCAGATCAGCCTCGCGAGGCTGCAACTTAAACGGCGGCTTGCCTTCAGGTAGCATCCATTTAATTCTTGGGTCGAAACAATACCCAAGAATCATCTTAAGTGCTGGTGAACTGTTGTTCTTGAGAAACGTGACCTTGTCTTTACGTGCTTTGAGCTTATCACACTTTTGAAGGATTTCAGAAATACTAACTTTCATTTGGACTCTTTCATTGTATTGTTATTAGAACTCACCAATTGCATCTGTCAGGTTTCGAAGCTGGTTCTTAATGAAAAAGTTCAAGAGACCAGAACGTGGAGGTACAATGTAGCTTGAGTAAGCTGTATTGATTTCTTGCTGGATGTCGCCAGGAATGTAATCTAGGTTGATTAGCATTTGGTTACGATCGTATCCACGTTGCATTTCTTCGGTTGTGCAGATTTGTTCAGGTGTTTGATATACCCATTTATTTAGGGTTTCCTGATAAATCTTTTTTTGACGTGCACCAGGCGTAACAAAAACATTGTCAGCAGATAAGAAGTTAGGGATGCTGTCACCTCTATCGCCACAAATGATATGTTCCCTAAGCACACGTTCAGGATTATCAGTGCGAAGGAATTTACGATCGACAACAGAGTACTGTTCTACGTTTGCATACTTTTGCAACTGGATGAAGTCTTTATCTCGTGAGATAATAAGGATCTTCTCACATCCACCAGGAGCTATTCCAAGGTGGCCATATTGATGGCAAAGTGCTCCAATAATATCATCTGCTTCAGCACGCGCAATTTGCAGAACAATATAAGGAAAATTAACACGCAGCTCTTCAATGATCTGGTCAATTGCTTTGTGTAGAGCTACCCAGTCAATCCCGATCTGATCACGGCCAGCTTTGCGCCCGCTCTTGTAGAATGGAAATACATCGCGCCGCCAATAGTTACGATGGTCATCACAACACAGAACAATCTGTCCGTACTGTTTGCCAAACTTAACATTGACCGCTCGAATGTTGTTAAGGATTTGATGACGAACAAGACCGATCTCGACGGCTTTCTTTTTGTCTTTCATCATGTCTGTAATCACGCTCGATATAGCGAGACCACTAAAATCGATAAGGATAATTTTATGTCACCTTGTAATTATGTAAATATAACGAATAATCAACTATTATCGTCTTTATCTGGCAAAGAGTCAATAGTAGAATGTAGTTTATGCTTAATGCCTACATTACGATAAAGACATGAGCGAATGTGATCAATTGTTAATGAGAAGTCGTGTGTAAATTCTTCTTTATCAACAGCAAATCCATGTGTTGAGAATTTTGCTAACAACTCTCTAGCATAAAACTCAACAAGATAATCAATGTATGATTGCTTGGTAGCTTTTGGCTTCTTTTGTTGTATAAACTTGGTCCGCTTGTTTTCTTTGGGAAACTTAATTACGTTAATGTCTTCATTCATTTAATGGCCTTAAGTAGTATTGTGTCTTTATTTATACTACCTGTTAGTCCATTGGGCTTATTGTCCAGGGTCTTCCACAGACGTTGCAACGTTAGTGCTGTGTATTGGTTGAGTGCTGCCTTGGCACTTGCGGTGCCGATCCGCTTCCACATAGAGTTCTGAGTAGAGAAGTTCCTGATCTGGGACCGGTGAATCTTTAGTCCGGTTTCATCTTCAGCAAGGTAGAATCCTATCTGATTGTATTTTGGGTTGAATACCCAAAGACATTTAGCACCAATAATTGTTTGCGGATCAATTGAGACGATCTTATATTCATCGTCACTCTCTTTGTAGTTGAAGAACTTGAGTGTTGACTGGACGGACAGAGGTTTCTTTTTTCGCGTCTTCCTTAGTTTCTTTGTCACGCCGGACCAGATGTCAAGATTTGCAATTAGCTCCGACACCACGTTCACATAAGCGGCGATCTGCTTCTTTGATAGTTTGCGATAATACTCATTCAACTGAGCATCATTCTGGCCAGAAACAGCTTCCACCTCTGCTAATAGAGGATCAAAGTGTTCCTTAATGATAGGTACATACGGTGCTTTGACCTTGTGGGTCTTTAGCAACTGAAACCAATCGATTGTACCCTTGTAATCATTGTTATAGAATCCGTCGAGCGCTTCATCAATGAATGCTATCATTTCACGTGCTTTACGCTCCATATACACACGAGGAGCAACACGTTCAACCAATACTTTTGGTTCGATTTCTTGTGGTTTATTCTTCCACGATCCCCAGATAATTGGGTGGGTGTTATTGTTCATTGTGTGGGATCCTTAGGCACTTTAAGTGTTGTCCAATGGGTGTGATAACCCGGCCATCCACCTACAAAGATAGGATCCCTGCTGTGATTATGACCTATTTGATATCCAAGGTCATTAGGGGTTCCAACATACGGTGGTTCTTCAACAGGAAACTTCCACCACAACACGTCACCATAATCTTCATGCCATTCATGAAATGGTCTTACTACTTCGTCCCCAGCAACAACACGCTTGCGGTTAGCTTTAGCCTTTGCTTCACCATACACACAGCTTGGAAACCCACAATGTAAATTATGAAATGTGCACCCTTGTGTCTCATCACATGGTGTGCCATATGTAATAGGCGTACTCATATTCAAATCCCTAAGCTATTTGCCATACCTTCTAGGAATCCAGCCCATTCATTAGCTCTTGAATCCCAGTTATACATACCATCAATGTAAATCTTCTGGAAATCAAGTTGCCTGTTCAGTTGCTCGGTATCTCTTATCTCACCGAGTACACTATAAAGCACTTGAGCAAACAGTTGTGTGTGGTGCACTGGATTTTCTTGGTAAGGATACATTGTTGCAAACCCACCAGTAGTCTCAGGAAGTACAGCAAAGTTCGGGCACACTACCACACATTTAGCACTCATTGCTTCAATTACAGAGAGACAAGACGTCTCGGGCCAAATGTTCGGATATGCGTAAACATGAGCCTTTTTCAGCGCCTCACGAACAACACTATTTGGTTGATACCCATGGTACGTGATCCCTGGGTGGTTCCTACAAAACTCGAACAAAGGCTCATATGGTTCATTACGAGCACTCCAGCCATAGATCTCAAAACTTGAAAATACATCGAGATGGATGTTGGGCATTACTTCATACATCTTCTCGAATACTGGTACAAGGATTTCAAGACCACGATGTGGTGTGGTGTGGTAAATGAGATTAATAGTGTCGCCGAACTCTTTCTTCTTAATATCAATCGGCTCAATTGCATTTTTGATTACAACACCATCGCTATATGGGACACCAAGCCCCATATTGTATGTCAGTTGTTGGTAGTTAGACACAAAGACTAACTTCGCGAACCGTTGACGTGATGTTTTGTTTCTCAAGTGTTCGGCGGCGGGATCGTCGAACGTATCGTGTAACCACAATAGGTTAGGCTTGGTCCGATCGAAGTCAACAACACGTGAAATGGTAAAGGCAAATTTGTTGAGAAGGAGGGGATCAACACGAGAGAACAGTTGGTCTCTCATCATCTCAGTACCACCTCTTGCCTTTTCATAGGTGCCATCTAATGCCAACTTAGCATCAGCAGATTCAAACGAAAAAGTGTCTTTGGTGGGCTCGTTGTCGAGTCCTTTAATTATCAATCGGGTCATTATACTCCAAATTTTCCATATCAACAGGGACATCGTATCCACAGATATTAACAGTGACGGACTTAATCCGATCAATACGGAAAGCGCGCCACGCATTAAGATCAATATCCCATGCGCGAATCAGTTGTGGGTTTGTTGGTTGGGGTTGCTGATCTTCTGTTCGAACAGGCAGAAAGTTCGGGTGAAGTGTGCAATGCAACACCCGAACTGTTCCGTCACTCTTTACAAACGTAATATTGAGCAGCTCTTTGCCCAGGAGATCTCTTAAGAAATCTCCCTTATTTTTAGGCTGCGTCACGAGTCAAATCATACTTCTTGCGCGGATCACCCAACAGCTGGCGCGCATCAACCCGGACGGTCTTCTTGCTCTTGGCCGTCTTGGCATCGGTGTTGTCGATGACGATGAACGCCTTCTTGTTCTTTTGCCACGCATCGAGCTTGGCGATCTCGCGCTGGAACGCCGTCCGCGAATCACCGAGGAAACCGCGGCTCACATTCGGCCGCTCACCCTTCGACACGTAGTGCTTACCGGAACCACCCTTCTTAGCCATTTGATACTTCTCCTGTTTGGGTCTTCTTAAAGACCCATGTGTTTGTTAAAGCGAGATGGATTGTTAGTATATATCTTAGCCATGTCTTCGTATTCTTGATCCACCCAGCTGTGTAGATCAATACACAGCTTGAGTATTGTAGCGTCTACTGTAGTAAAATCAACGACTAATTGCCCGCCCCCAACATCATCACTAAAGAAAGCAATTCCTCCTGCTTCTGTTCGCTTGGCGAAGATAGTCACACCCATTACGTTACCGACAGGAATCATCGGTCGGTGTGCTTCTTGGGTTGCAGGAGATTTGAAGCTAAAGTCAATATCAGGCACCATCGTGGCCATTATTAATCAATCCCTTCAAATTTAACAGCCTTAACGTCAACACCAGCTTTTTCAAGCGCCGTTAGAATTTCGTTGTAAGCTCTCTTGGCTTTAATATCTGAACTGAAACGAATGATCTCATTACGACCATCAGAAAAGCATATATCAACACGAGCGCGGTAATATCTATTCCAAACATCCGGCATGAATTTAATTGTGGACGATTTACCTTTGCGGCGGATGATCTTAACACTAGGGCATCCAGTCCGATACCCTCTACCATATTTAATGCTAACGATGTGATCGGGGTTGATAGCTGCCGTTTTGTGAAACCACGGCAAATTAATCAGTTGCATTTAATTCCCTTCATTTGCAATAATCAAGTCAAAACCTTCTTTAAGTGAAGGATACACGAAAGACTTTTCCATGCTCTCCAGAATGTATGGAGAGATGGTCTTGCCGTGACGAGAGTTAAGCCTTCGTACCCACTCAGCATGATTGGGTTTGTCAAACACCACAGCGACCTTAATGTAGTGTTTCGGAATGGCCGCAGGGCCGAGGCCGCCGCGTCTTGAGTGACAAATTTGTTCGATCGATCCAAACATTCTCGTTACTCTCTACAGCGATTTCGATCATATCCCAAAACCACTTCTCAGCCTTTGCGATTGTGTAGGTAAACACTTCATCGTATGTTTTGCCTTGGAGCCTGGCCTCTGTTTCGATGTACAAATCACTCGATGTGTAAACACCAGAGTTCATCCACTTATCAGTAAAAGTGGTTTTTCCGCTTGCTGGTAGGCCGACTAACACTACTGCCAGCGGTGTCTGGTTCTGACCCTCCATCAAGTCCGGCCAATTCAAAGTCGTCATCGAATACTTTCTCCAAGATTTCAAATAAGGATACACGATCATCAAAGTTAATGCTACGCTTTTCTACGGCGTCGACGAACGCTTTGAAATATACCATATCGACACCAATCAGCTGCTCCCTGACTGTGTTACGATCGCTAAGGTCCAGCCGATTAACGTCATAGGCGATCTTAAAGATCTCACCCGCATTAATCTTCCACCCGCGGGCCAAGAATTTACGAAGGCGAAATAGTGTTGCAAGAGGAAACATAGAGCCGAAATAAACTAACTGTTGTGACATAATCGATTCAAGGGCACGTTGGTTGAGTACAATTCCCTCCTCATATGTCCAATAGTTAGTTGTATGAATGAAATCAAAGTGCCGATGGACTTCAGCAGGCGATCCACAGAACCGGGTGACTATTTGAATATCATCAGACAATGTGATTGCATTTTCACTAATTGAAACTCTGGTGTATTCCTTAGTAGATTCATGTTTAGCTGGGGCTGTTCTACATTTAACGTGCCCTAGCGAATAATCTGTTGCAGGTACAATGTCAACATGAGCACAATAAATCTCTGCAACAGATTTGCAGCTCTCAGTGGTTGCAAAGTACACATCATAATCATTTGGCATGTCTCCCATCAACATCGAAGCGATGGCGCCGCCGGTGACAATGATATCTTCCTTCAGAGTGATTACTTGTTTATCGCTTCGATGTGAAGCGATTGACTTAGCAAACCAATCATCAATCTTGCCACGAATTATGGCGTTGATTGTCTTTCGTTGAAAACCGCATTTATCCATGTTGAATTAACATACCTCAAAAAAGTAATCGTTGAATAAGGTGTGTGTCCCGGCGGGGGCGTTGGCTTTAATTATATCATTACCAATGGAGAATTCTCTCCATTCTGAATAGTGAAGACATTCGACCCATTGATCAATGAGCTCTAATCGAAGTGGAATTTTTGTCCATTCGTGATTGCTTAACCACTCATCAAACTTGTGGCGAACTTCCTTAAGATTACTATTAGGATACACAGCAATCGTGATTTGGGCACATACATCGTAAATATTTGGGTATTTTTGACTCGGTGTCATGCGGCCTCTAACTCTTGCACATTCCATTGTGCGGTTTTAATTACGTGCATATTACGAAGCTCCTCGAACTTTACGTTAGTGCTAAGATGGGCACGGATTTGATCGACCAGAATTTGTTCTACGTCTGCCACCATTACTTGGCGATCCCATAGCTTAAACACCATTGTTTTAATGATAGGGTGAACAACCAGAGCTGTTGTTAATGCATACGTCTTGCGATCGATCCCAGATTCACGTACGCGATCCAGATGCTTAACAGCGGCATCAATGAACTGCTTTATATCATATTCGAACAATTCGCAATATTTTTCAACGCGAGAGAAATCACTTGCGTCGAGGAATTGCTTGAGGTCATCAATCTGGTTGTCAAAAATTAGCCGAACGAGGTTGCGCTCGTAACGGATCAGGTCCTTTGTCTTGTGGAGATTGACATACCATTCGCTCTTGATCTTAACCATGTGGCCGGATTTGAAACGAACAACAAATCCCTCTTGACCCTTGAGACCTCTCGTATGTTCAACGAGCTGCTGTATGTTCTTTGCTGTACCTTCATATTGCTTAACCACCGGAACACCAAATTGTTCCGCAATGCTAGCTATTCCTTGGTATTCCCAATATTCACCAGACCAGTTGTTACGAATCGCGATCAGGACCAGCTGATCTTCCGGATAGTCAACAACAATCCGCTGATCACGTGATACAAATTCGAAAATCAATGTGCAGCGGTCATACTTTGCCCAACGCGCGAATCTGTTGTACTGGGGATTTACAGCAACAAAAGCTTCAGCTAGCCTGCCAACATCAGTCTGCCCCATCTTTGTGCCCCAATACAGCACGTTATTAACATAGTAAGGGGTGATCATTGAGCCATCGAGCTTCTCGAGGATCCAATGGGGTTGATTAAAGTCGATGTTGTGTGGCTGGGTTTCTTCACGCTCACCCACATTAAAAAACTTGTGGAGGCGGCGAGCGATCACAGCTCCTGTCTTTGAATCGAAGATGATGCCGCGGCATTCACGCCGAATCATCGCATCATAAGACGCAGGATCATCCCATTCAGCAGGAACGGGAGGGAAAGTGCTCTCGAATGCCACATTATAATTGATGATCGTGTGATCTCCTCGCTCAGCAACGGTGAACTCGGGGGAATCTTTGATCACCTCGAGCACATCGTTGATATGGTCGATGTACGGGAATCTATAATGGTTCATCGCTCTTGTTCTTTCATTGCATCTTCAATTGCGCACACCGCCCCAAAATTTGGCGGATTCTTTTCAATCAATTGTTTGACCCGAAACCATTCCCATTGCAAGGTCGTCGCACGAATTGTATAGATTATCCATGCAATACTAACATCTGATACTCCAGCGTCTCGAAGCCTCTTAATATCGTTGCGATACTGAGTCATTTCCATATAGAGATATTCCACTTCACACCTCCACAGAATCATCAGGCATTGTTTCGCTACAAGCCACATTGTAATTCCAATTGGAAAACACACGGTCTTCCTTGAGAGCACATTTCATTGCATGCTCGATTACTTCCAATGCGTCTTTTGTGTATGTTGCGGGTCCTGTCAGCTTTCGACAGAACACCATTTCGGTCCCATAGGTAGCATCTTGGGCAACGCTAAACACCGTTACAACTACGAACATAATATCTGCACTCCGATGTGGCGTGTTTAATCAACCTAACACATCATCCACCACATCGGAGTTATATGCAACAGCTTAGTTGGGCTCTGCAGGAGTCAGATTTGTCTGGATCCAATCGGCGATCTGATAAAATGACAGCCGTTTCAGATCATTCATCGATGTCAGTATGTCTTGGGCTTCTTGTGGAATCAATTCAGGAGGAACATTTTCCGATGATGAGAAAGATGGGAACACATCATCTTGAAAT